CCAAGGCACTACGGGACGGCGACTGGGATGTGGTTTCGGGAGCAGCCCTGTCCATGCTCGACCGCACCCGGCACATGGTACGGAGCTTCAAGCCCCCACGACATTGGACCCACCTCATGGCAATGGACTGGGGCACAGCCAAGCCCTTCTCCGTTGGATGGTACTGCATATCGGAGGGAGCAACTCTGAAGGCCAAGGACGGCTTCCCCGATGTCTACCTTCCTCCGGGCGCGAAGATCCGCTTTGCCGAGTGGTACGGCTGGAATGGCGAGGCGGACATGGGGGCGAGGATGTCGGCGGGGGCCGTGGCGCGGGAGATCCTGCGCCTTGAGCATGAAATGGAGCTACCGCCCATCGACATCCGCGTGGCCGACCCGCAGATGTGGGCCAGTCAGGATGGTCCTTCACCACAAGACAACATGCGGACCTCCACAAGCGGGAGATTCCTGCTGCGCCAAGGAAGGCGAGACCGCAAGGCCAACTACACTACCATCGTCCAGCACCTCGTTGGGGAGCAGATGAACGACGGGCAGTTCCACCCGATGTTCTTCGCCACCAAGAACTGCCAGCACTTCTGGCGCACTTGCCCCGGGCTGACCCTTGACGAGCTTGAGCCCGACAAGGGACCGGCCACTCGGAGGCAGGAAGACCATGTCTACGACGAACTGGGCTTCGCACTCAGCGCGCATTCGCGCGTGACAACCGAAAGCGACCGGGTTAAGGAAGAGATGCTGGAGCTTGCGAGGGAACTCGGGGGCACGGCATCGGATCCATACGCAGTCAGGCGCAGGAGGGCGTGATGGCAGCGAAACTGGCATCCCAGATCCAATCCATCGTCGCCTCCCAGACGGGAGAGTGGACGATTCTGGACATCCAGAAGCACATCCCCATCGCATCGCTGTACCGCATCGGCCATGTGATCGGCTTCCTGCGAAGGAAGGAGACCGTACGAAGGGTTTCGATGAAGCGCACGGATCGTGGGTGCGTTGCGGTGTACGTCACGAACGGCAGGGAAGACGACGAAGCCCCCGAACGTCCGGAGAACTCGGAACTCCTCTTCGCCAAGCTCATGGGCGACAAGCGTTTCGAGGATGTGAGGACCAAGGTCGTCGGCAAGTTCCACCCATTCCAGACGTTGCCGTGACATGGACATCAAGTTCTTCGCGCCCACGAAGGCCCCGCACCCGCTGGGAGAGAACCTTGCGCGCAACTTCTGCAAGGGCGAGTACCTCGCCGCACACGGAGACCCGCTCGCGCGCGTGAATCTGCACTACGGCATCCTCTACGGGGGTGCCGAGATGCACGCAAAGGCCCACTCTGAATGCAAGAACTTCGTCCACGTTGACCATGCCTTCTTTGGTCGCAACGAGGACCTCTGGAAGGAGCAGGGATACTTCCGCTTCTCGCTGAACCACCAGTCCAACGGCCAAGTGCATTCGCAAGAGATCGACCAGCCTCGTCTGGCAGCCCTTCAGTCGCGTGGATTGCTGAAGCTGGAGCCGCGCCAGAACCTTCAGAAGCGCCAGATCATCGCCTACCAGCCGCCAAGCCACTTCATGGTGGAGTATTTCAAGCTCCCGGCTGACTTCGACGCCAAGTGGCGCGCGGAAATCCGCACCCGCTTCCCCGGGATGATGGTCGTCACGCTCCACAAGAGCCCGAAGGACGAAACCTTCTGGGAGAACACGGCAATCGTGGCCTCGTTCAACTCCGGTCTCGGTTTCGAGGCGCTCAGGAGGGGAAAAGAGGCGATAATGACCGCTCCGCGCACCCTCTGGCCCTACATGCCGGGCGATCTGACCGACCTGAGATGGGCGGAACGGCGCTTTGAGGCGTTCTGCGCCATAGCCGGGCGCATGTGGAACTTCCAAGAGATGCGGAACGGCAAGGCGCTTGAGCATATGCAGCGCAATGGAGAGATCCCGTGATCAAGGCGAAGTCCGCGAAGGCCAAAGGCCGCAAGCTGGAGCAATGGATCGTCAAGCAGTTCGAGTCTCTCGGCTTGACCGCTCGTCGGCAGCCGGGATCGGGCGCGTTTGACGCCTTCCCACACGATGTCGAGGCAGTCCTCAAGGACGGCAAGCGCGTCCTCGTGGAAGCCAAGCAGCGCAAGAAGGATGCGTGGGCCACGGGGGAGCGGTGGATCGGAAGCGCCGACATCCTTGTCGTGCGGATCGACCCGGAGCCGTTCAAGCCCGAGAACGAGCCGCGCGTCTACATGAAGTGGTCAACTTTCGAGAGGCTGGTCCGATGACGAATCTCGACCTCTACAGGCGGATGCACGCGGAGGGGAAGTTCCCCGGCCACTCCACGGAGAAGTGGAGCGACCACATCGCGAAGATGATCAAGGAGTTCAACATCAAGACCATCCTCGACTTCGGCAGCGGCAAGGGGATGCAATACACGGAACTCAAGCTGCACGAGAAGTGGGGCGTGGAGATGCCCACGCTCTACGATCCAGCCGTGCCGGGCTTGGACAAGATCCCCAACATCATGTTGCCGTTCGACATGGTCATCTGCTGCGATGTGCTGGAGCATCTTGAGGGGGAAGAGCTTCGCCAAGCGGTGTTCAACGCCACGATCCGCGCGCGCAAGTTCTGCTTCTTCGGCATCGCGACCTTCCCCGCCAAGAAGACGCTGCCAGATGGGCGCAACGCACACCTGACGCTCTGGTCGCAGGATTGCTGGATGCGGTTCATCACGGATGTTCGCTTCCAAGGGGATGCATACGTCCAAGTTGAGTTTGACGGAGGCGAGGATGGACGTTGACCCATTCCCGTACTGGATAGGCTTCGATTCTCGCGAGGTCGATGCCTTCGATGTCTGCTCCTTCTCCGCACAGCGAAAGAGCAGCATCCCGCTTCATGTCCGCGCCCTGAAGCACAAGCAACTACGCGCGGGCGGGCTGTTCTCGCGCGAGTGGGGAGTGAATCCGAAGACTGGGCAGATGTTTGATGTCCTCGACGGGCGTCCCTTCTCGACCGAGTTCGCGTTTACGAGGTTCCTCGTCCCCGCACTCCACAACTACCAAGGCTGGGCTTTGTTTACCGACTGCGACATTTTGTGGTTGGACGATTTAGCAAAGCTCGTTGAGGAGAAGGACGACAGGTTTGCGGTGCAAGTGGTGAAGCAGAACCACATCCCGCAGAACGACATCAAGATGGACGGTCAGGTCCAGCAGCAGTACCCGCGCAAGAACTGGTCGTCCGTGATCCTGTTCAACTGCTCCCATCCATCGAACAGGTTCCTCACGCCGCAGTACGTCAACACCATCCCCGGAAGGGAGCTTCATTCCTTCGCATGGCTGCGCGACCACGAGATCGGTGACCTGTCGCCCGGATGGAACTTCCTCGTCGGTCACACCAAGCACACGGTGAAGCCGCGCGCCATGCACTTCACCGATGGCGGGCCGTGGTTCGAGCATCTGCGGGATGTCCCGTTCGCTGGATGGTGGACGAACGAGTACGACCACATGATGAAGACCAAAGGGAGGTTCGAGTGAAGAAGGTTGGAGACTGGTGGCTGCCGGAAACGGACCACCACTTCGTCGGTGATCTCAGCCAATACCAGATGGCTGCGTATCAATCCGCCCTGAAGCATGTGAAGAAGGTCGGCACGGCCATTGATGTCGGAGCCCATGTGGGCATCTACTCCGCTCGCATGGCCGCGCAGTTTGACACGGTGTTCGCCTTCGAGCCTGACTCGGCAAACTACGCTTGCCTTGTCCGCAACACGCAGGGCCTTGGCGTACAGCAGGGCGAGCGCAAGTTGCAGACCGTGATCCCGATCTACGGTGCCGCTGGCGCGCAGCGGGGGGTTGGCTCCGTGCGCGTTGACGCTCTTGCCAACACGGGGGCGCGTGGCTTTGAGGTGGGCGGGCATGGGCGCGTGCCGATGTACGCCATTGATGAGTTCAAATACACACTCCTCGGTCTGGTGAAGATTGACACGGAGGGTTTCGAGCATCGTGTGCTTGTCGGGGCCATGCATACCCTCAACCAGCACAAGCCGGTCCTCATCATCGAACGCCCCAAGGAGGACTCGATCAACGTCCTTCGGATGCTCAACTACAAGCTGGTCGATGTCGTGAACAAGGACAGCATCTTCGTGGAGAAGTCCCAATGAAGCGCATCATGGTCGCCAGCAGTTGGTCCCCTGCTGGCGAGGAACTCTACGGCAGGCGCTGGCTGGAGACGGCCAAGCAGCATTGGGGAGATCTGCTGGAGCCGAACGTCATCACCGACGCCAAGCTCGCCTTTGATCCTGAGTTCAAGGCATTCAAGGAGCGCCACGCCGCGCGCCGCCTTGACCCCTGCCAGCCGGGCTACGACTACCGGCAGGATCTGCTGCGGTTCGCCCACAAGGTCTTCGCGCTCAAGATCGCCCTTCAGGAGGCAGAGGAGGACGGCTTCGACTGGCTTGTCTGGCTGGACGGCGATGTCGAGACCAAGGCCACGATCACGGAAGCCTTCCTCGACAGCATCCTTCTTGACGACCACGACGGTGTCCTGCTCTCCCGCGCCCAGAGCGCCCCGCATCCCGAATGCGGGTTCATGGCGTTCAACCTCAAGCTCAAGGGCGGGGACTTCCTGCGGAAGTTCGTGGGGATGTATACCAAGGACGATGTCCTGAAGCTCTCGGAACTCCACGACAGCTACGTCTTCATGGTCTGCGTCATCGCCCACATGGAAGACAGCGGCAGCAAGTGGCTGGATCTCTGTCCCGTTGGGACAGGTCCCCATGGACTTGATGCTTTCGAGGCATCCCCCCTGAACTCGGTGTTCGTCCACAAGAAGGGCAACCGCAAGGTGAGGATGACCAATGCTGAGATCGTCGCTACGCTTCTCGGGGACCGCAAGGGAGCGGTCATCCGCCCGGGCGAGGACTTCAATGTCCCGACCGACGATTTCGTCGCCATCGTGGACTGCGCCAAGGTCCCGGTTGAGGCCATTGCCCCGGCCCTAGAGCGGCTAGGCGATAGGCCATTGATTTTCCTTGGCTTTTACTCGTCCGACGAGAACGGGAGTCATGTGGACACCTCTCGTTACGGCATCAACATGGTGCGGACGGATGTGGTGGCGTTCGAGTCCATCGAACACGCGGATGGCGGGGGGTTCATCCATGTGGCGGTCTCCCGCGACTGGAAGGACATCCCCGAAGAACTCCCCCGCTTCCACTTCCGCCAGATGGCGCAGGCCAAGAAGGAACAGATCAAGGCAATCACGAACAACGCCTACCAGACCAACATGCTGGTGCAGACGCAGAACTGCGTCCCGGAGGAGACCATCCGCGCCAACATCGTGGCGAACCTTGCCCAGATTCCGGAGTGGGTGCGCTACAGCCGCCACCACATGAAGCGGGCGGTCATCGTCTCTGCCGGGCCGTCCCTCGACCTTCCCGAGACCATGGATGCCATACGCAAGGAGGTGGAGAACGGATCAGTCCTCTTCTGCGTCAAGCACAGCCACAGCAAGCTGATCGCTGCCGGGCTGGTGCCGTGGGGGTGCGTCCTCCTCGACCCCCGCCCCCATGAGGGCATCAGCACCCACGGCAAGCCCCGCGCCGAGCTTCTCCCGGCAGCCTATCCGGGGGTGCGCTACTTCTGCGCCTCCATGGTGGATCCCTCCACCGTGAAGCGCCTCATGGACACGGGCGGCAAGGTCTATGGCTGGCATGCAGCGGTGGGCGCGGACGAGAAGTCGGTCCTCCCGCCCGAGCATCAGAAGTTCCTGATGGGGGGTGGGTCATCCTCCGCCGGTCGCGCTATGATATTGGCGTGGCAGTTCCTCGGGTTCCAGTCCATCGGCCTCTACGCCTTCGACTCGTGTCATCTGGACGAATCGAAGATCGACATGGCGGCAAGGCATCAGGACGGGACACCCAAGTACGTCCCCATGGAGGTGTCCGTTGGGGGCGAGACGGCGAAGTTCTGGACCGACAGGGACATCCTCTGTCAGGCGCAGGACTTCACGAGGTTCTTGCAGGAGAGCCCGTGGATCCAATGGGACGCTCATGGGCCGGGCATGGTGGCGTGGCTGTGGAAGAACACCCGTGGGCGGCAGCCCACACTTGAGGAGACCTACGGATGAACGACCGCAAGTGGCGAGGGGATAACGACAAGGTCAGGCGCAAGAAGCGTCAGGCCCTCAATGCGCTCCTCGTCAACATTGCGGACAGCCTGCCCGAGCAGGAGCGGGAGTCCATCGCACAGGTCTGCCTTGAGGACTTCCGCTCCGACATGGAGAGCCGCACCGAGTGGGATGCAATGCACGCGGACTGGGTCGCGGTCTACAACCAGCAGGACGCGCCGATCAACCGCCCGTGGCCCAACTCCTCGGACGAGAGCCTTGGCCTGCTGACGGAGGCTTGCAACAGCTTCCAGAGCCGCGCCTACAAGGCGTTCTTCGCAAGCCGGATGCCGGTCGCCGCGATCTCGACCAACCCGGGCATTCCCGGCTCCTCCGAGCGAGCCAAGCGGGTCAGCCAGTTCCTCCAATGGTCCCTGTTCTTCAAGGACCAGACCTACAAGGAGGACAAGTCGGCCATGCTGCTGCGGGTTGCGGTGCATGGGTCGGACTTCACGAAAACGTACTTCGACCCGGTGATGAACAAGATCGTCACCCGGGCCGTGCGCGCAGAGGACCTCTACGTCCCGTACCACATCGGGCCGATCAACATCGAAGATGTCCACCGCAAGACCGAGTTGATTCACCTCAACCTGAACGAAGGCCGCATCCGCGCCTCTGAGGGATATTTCCTGCTCCCTCCCGAGCCGATGATGATCGGTGCCCTGCGCTCGCCCATTCAGGAGCAGAACGACCGGGACAACGGCATCCACGCCTCTGCCACGCAGAGCGAGGACATGGCCCAGATCATCGAACAGCATTGCCATCTCGACCTCGACGGGGACGGGATCGCGGAGCCGTACAAGATCTGGGTGGATGTCACCTCTGAGAAGCTGCTCCGCATCGAAGTGCGGTACGAGGTAGACCAGACAGGGCTACCATTGAATGGTCGCCTCCCGATTGAGGAATACACGCACTACCGCTTCCTCGTGAACCCGGACGGGTTCTACGGCTACGGTCTTGGCTTCCTGCTGGGCAAGACGAACATTGCGGTCAACAAGCTCCTGCGCCAGTTCATCGACGCGACCACGCTGTCGATCCACGGCAACATGAGCGGCTTCATCTCGGAGGCCCTGAACATCAGCAAGGGGCCGGTGAAGATCGAACTCGGCAGCCTGAAGACGGTCT